CGCATCGAATCCGAACACAAATAAATTATGCTCACAGTATTAATTCTGGCCGCAGGTTATGGCCGCCGCATGGGACCTTTCAGTCGAATGGTCAACAAAGGACTTATTCCCTACGATAACAAGCCATTGATTAGTCATATCATGGAGAAGTTCGACCCGGAAACTAAATTTGTCATTGCCTGTGGCCATATGGGACAACAAGTCAAAGACTATGTGGGAGCCGTACACACAGATAAACAAGTGGTGTATGTGGATATACCCGACTACGCAGAAGGCAGTACTGGGCCAGCCACGACTATTCAATTGTGTGCAGAACATATTAACGGAGCGTTCATATGGCTCAGTTGCGATACATTGTTTGACTTTGATTATAAAAACAAATTAGATCACAACTGGATCGGTGTGCATCCAGTCAACAACGATATTGCACAAGACTACTGTTGGGTCCGACGTGACGGGGAAACTATCACAGAAATTAAAAATAAAGAACCCAGTAATCAAGCCGTGGATGCGTTCATTGGTCTAATGTATTGCAAGGACATGCAGTATGTGGAAAACTTGCGGGCTGCGGGCGCTAAAGAAGCATATCAAGGGCTACTGAGTAATCTAGAACTGCGGGCACATACTGTGCGTGAATGGAAAGATTTTGGCACTTATGACAAGTGGGTTGAACTGAGTGCAGGACTCAAAGAAGTCAGCTTTCCCAAGCCCAACGAATTGTTTTACCATGACAACGGTAAAATTATCAAGTTTACCACAGACCAGACTTTGGCCGAAAAGAAAGTTGATCGTGCTGGATTGAATCCCACAGTAATGCCCACAGGTATTAAACGCAGCGGACAGTTTTTGGTATATAACTTTGTCGAAGGCGATATCATTTACAACCAACTAACTCCTGAATTATTGGACAATCTGTTGGAGTGGGCCAACAAGGATCTATGGAAACGCAAGTGGTTTCCCAACACCGAAGACATCTGCAGGAATTTCTATTTCGACAAGACCATGGATCGACTGGCCCAGTTCCGTGTCAAGTACAGCGACTGGAGCGAGCCCAGCACTGTTAATGGTGTGGCAGTTAAAAGCATCGACGAATATTTGAAGATGATAGATTGGGACAGCCTTTGCAGCAACACCCAATGGGCATTTATACACGGCGACTTTCAATTTGAAAATATAATTTACAATTCAATAACTGACAAGTTTACCTGTATTGATTGGCGCACAGATTTTGGCGGCGACAGCTACGGCGATTTGTACTACGATTTGGCTAAAATGGCGGGCGGCATGATACTGGACTATCAAGCAGTCAAAGCAAACAAGTTAGAATACTCGGAGTCAAATGATAATGTTACGCTGAACGATTGCGCCGTTCCGGACGGGCTGGTTTATGTAAGTCAGCTGGCAGAATTTTGTATAGCATCAGGTTTGGACTGGACAAAGGTTCAGCTGCTATGGTGCATTATATATCTTAATATGAGTCCGTTACACGATGCACCATTTGACAAATATCTGTTTGCATTGGCGCAGCTACAATTTTCAAGGTATTTCCAAAAATGAATCTGCAAAGTGCAATCGATTGGCAATCCAAGAGCAAACTGTTTGTAAGTCTTGCGGCCAAGCCCGGTAAGACTGGCGAGACTTTTTATAAAACACTGTTCGATCATCACAGCATTGACGCTGATTATGTGGCCTGCGTTTGCACAGACTTGGCACAAGACATGCAGTTGATTCGTCGTCATTGCGCAGGTGCCAGCATTACTATGCCGTTTAAGCGCACTGCGGCACATTTTGTGGATACCACAGTATCTCCAGTCGCTAGTGCAATCACACCCATCAACACTGTGGTCAACCGAGATGGTATTTTAACTGCTTATAACTGCGATTATCTAGGATTAGCAGATGTGGCAGCACAGAATTTCAAAGGTCTGCATGTGGTTATACTAGGAGATGGGGCCATGTCAGAAAACGCATATTTGTTGTGCAAAGATGCTAAAATAACATCTGTCAGCAGACGCAAAGGCACATGGCATTTGCGCAATACTTTATGCAATGTGCTGATTAATACTACCAGTATTGGCATGGGCACCGATGAAAGTCCCGTGGATTATATCAACGCTGAAACAATAATAGATTGCGTTATTGGCAATACCAAGTTGATTAACTCTGCAAAATCCATGGGAGCAAAAGTAATTTCAGGTGCCGAAATATATAAAGCACAATTCAAACATCAATTTAAGTGCTACACCAATCAAGAACCAGACTGCGCAGTAGTTGATGCTGTGGCCCAACAATTATTCGATTATGTTTAAGTATTTCATTTCAGACATAGACGGCTGTTTAAATGACGGCAGAATTTATTGGGACGCCCAGGGGCAAAAGCCTTTTAAAGCATTTGGTAACTATGATCACGATGGTGTCAAGTTATTACGAGATCATGTCAAACTAATTTTTATCAGCGCAGATCGACATGGGTGGGACATATTGCAATCTCGAGTTGCAGACCATATGAAATGCGAATTGCATTATGTGCCCGAAGCTGATCGATACAACTTCGTGGCGCAGTACGGATTCAACGAAGTTGCTTATATGGGAGATGGTATATTTGACGCCAAGATTATTCGTGCAGCCAAATTGGGAATCGCACCAGCACAGGCAAGAATTGAAGCCAAACAGGCAGCAGATTACATTACACCCAGCAACGGCGGCGAAGGAGCATATCTGGATGCTTGCGTACATATTATGAAACAAATGGAAATACCTTATGAATTTTAATCTAGGTTTTGGGCCAATGAGCTCGATAGTCAACGATGTTTTGGCACGATACGCCAAAGACCGACAACGACCAGTAATGTTTATTGCCAGCCGTAATCAAATTGATGCCGACAGTGGTTATGTAATGCGAACCAAACAATTTGCAGAGCAGATATATCCTTTACGCAGTGACCACCTAATGCTGTGCAGAGATCACTGTGGGCCATATTTTCTAGATATCGAAAAAAGTCTTGGCATACGAGCAGCAGTTGAAGCCACCAAGCGTACAATTTCTGCAGACATTGAAAACGGATTTGACCTTATACACATAGATACCAGTCGCTGCGACAATCCTTACCAAGTTGCAGATGAACTGTTTAATTTTAGCTTGAACTTAAATCCCAATATTAAATTTGAATTCGGCACTGAAGAAAATGTCGGAGTTGCTGCTGGTGTAAAGAAGTATCAAGACGATGTTAGATTTGCCAGTCAATTTCCCAATATGCAATTTGTGGTAGCACAAACAGGCAGCTTGGTCATGGAAGACAGGCAAGTGGGCAGTTTTGATGTGCCCATGGTTAAAAAATTAGCCAAGTTTGCTGAGTCGGCTGGCATTAAGTTAAAAGAACACAATGCAGACTATTTGACTGCCGCACAGGTTGCACTGCGTAAACAAGCAGGAGTTCATGCTTGCAATATTGCACCACAGCTGGGAGTTATACAAACTAAAACTGTACTGGCGTTGGCTGATCAGTATGATGTGGACACTGGCTATTTTAAACAGCGTGTGTTGGACAGCGGAAAATGGCGCAAGTGGATCATTGACGGTGACGACTCTGTTAAGATTGCAGTGGCTGGTCATTATTGTTTCACTGAGCAAGAATATCATACGCTGGAAGACAAGATAAACTCACACTGTGATGTGGCCAAGGAAATAGAGCAGGCAATACACTCCTGCTTAGATTTATACTACGAGAATTTACTATGATTGTTTGGTTTAATTGTAAAATAAGCGATATTCGCCCCAACCCGCAGCCGCGTTATCATTTGAGAGATGACAACAGATTTGACATTGCTCGTTATAGCTTTGCAAGTTTTGTTCCCGTATTGCCTTTGATTAGCAAAATTGTTTTTAATTTGGAAATGGCCGATGGTCACTCACATCAACAAGCAGAAATGGAAGAGTGGCTACGCAAAATCTTCCCGGAAGATAAATTAATTATCAATTGGTATCGATGCAATAATATTGCGCAGTGGCGGGAAATGCAGGCCGTATTCAATAAAATCGATGATGATCTGATATTTCCTGCAGGCAATGAAGATCATATCTTCATGGATAGTGATATTAGTGTTTTAAAATATTGCGTGGACAATATGAAAAGTCCAAAATTTACAACAATTAATGCCACTATCATGACTAGTCATTGGCCCGAAAGTGTCAGAGCAGCACATTATTTTAATGGTATCCACCTTGATCATCATCCCTGGGTTAGTTATTCCATAGGAAATAACGACGCCATTCGTATAATGAGGAAGGAATTCTTTGATTGGTATATAGATCAAGTAAAAGATTCCGATATGTTTGTTTTCAGAACAGAACACTGGAATGCAATTACTCTGCCAGAAAATTTTCTTCTGGTACCAACTAAAGAACAATTTAGGCATTTTGATGGATATACTCATGTTGGAATCGGAGCTGATTATGCGCCTCCTTTGGAAATTCCTCCTGGATTCTTTGAAGAAAGCATCACAATAAAATACGGATTCGATAAACACGATCCAAAATGCGTAAACATCAATCCCCTGACTGAAAATTTGTATGCTGCTGATGGTCAAGGCACAGACTATAAATGGTGCATAGAAGATATTCCAGCTTTTTGGAAATCTTACATAAAAGAAATCATCACAGCACCCGGCATCGACGAGTCCGCAATGAAAGAAGCGAGAGATATAAATTTACTGACCATGAGTAGACTGCATTTCGATTGGCCACATTATGGAATTCGATTTGATGAATCAAATTATCCACCTGTTGCGTGGTTAAACCCGCACATGCTTCTGGCAGAATTCAGTGATTGACTTTGCCAACAAAACACTATATAATAACTTTTTAGGAGAACACTATGTCAGATTACGACCGCACATTCAACGGCGAAGCCAAAATTAAACTTACTCAACTCGTCAACGAGGGCATGGGTGTACTACAAGAGATCGAAGATCTCACCGTGGGTCTAAACGAAACTATTAAAGCAATTGCAGAAGAGTTGGAAATCAAACCAGGTACACTGAAAAAAGCTGTTAAGATTGCTTACAAAGCCAAACTTGGTGAAACAAATCGTGATCACGACGAGCTGAATACTATTCTTGAAACAGTTGGTAAAACACTTTGAACAATGTCCTTTCAGGGATAATTGACTGGATCCGAGATGATTATCGCACTCATCCTTTTCGCTTTGTTGTCGAGCTACTTGCTTGGGGCATTAGTATCGGGTGTAGTATCACAATGGCACTTACGGTACCCAATCCTCCACTTATTACTCTGTATCCTGTGTGGATTCTCGGTTGTAGCATGTACGCTTGGGCTGCTTATACTCGCAAGAGCTTTGGTATGATTGCCAACTACTTACTGCTGGTTACAATTGATTCTGTTGGTTTATTTAGGATGCTGTATATTTAATGGCTAATATTATACCAATAAAAGCATCATTCCCAAAAAAGCAACTACAAGATCTTTATTGTTTAAGTCCATTTATCAACATTCATATTGAGGTAAATGGATCAGTGTCGCTATGTGGCTGTCCGGGCTGGGGAGATCTATCAATTGGTAATATTTTTGAAACACCACTGATTGATTTACTGTCTTCCCCGAAGGCCGTGGCAATACGAGAAAGTGTTATTACTGGCACATATGAGTTTTGCAATGAAAAACAATGTGCTGTTCTAATCAACAATGAGCTCAATACCAAAGAGACTGTGCCAGACAATGTTAGTTTGCTACTACAAGACAGTACAAAGTTTGATTTGCCATATGAAATAAAAATAAATGGAGATAAAACTTGCAATTTAAGTTGTCCAAGTTGTAGAACTTCGATATATAAATCTAGCGAAGATGAAATTGCAAATCAGCAAAAATTGGGACTGATATTATTCAATAACATTTTTGATAAACCATCAGATAAGTTAATAATGGTGGGCACATCTGGTTCGGGCGAAGTGTTTGCCAGCCCTATGCTGCTCAATTTGCTTGCTAATATTACATTAGATAAATTTCCAAATTTTAAATTAGAGCTGCATACTAACGGATTACTGAGTCAAAAATTTTGGCACAAGATACAACATTTAGAACCAGCCATAGAAAAAGTAGTGGTATCAATTGATGCGGCATCAAAAGAAACTTACGAAACCGTGAGAAGGGGCGGCAAGTGGGAAGATCTTCGATCTTCGCTGGATTTTTTAAAAACCATGAAGCGTAAAATTAAATTTGAATTTAATGGACGAATGATATTTCAAAAAGAAAATTATAAAGATGCTGTGGATTTTTATCATTTTTGTAAGTCATACAATATAGATCGAGTAGAATATTCTAGGCTTATTAGCTGGAACACATGGAATAAACTTGAGTTTCAACAGCAAGATGTGTTACACTTAATGCATGATGAAAGACCGATGGCATTGAAACAGATACAACAACTACAACTCTTACCCGGTGTGTGGTTCGAAGGGAACTTTGAATGAGCTATGTAGACGCACTTTTCGATCGATCCAAAGATCGTATTCATGTGGTTGAACGAGTTGATGGCGAACGGGTATACAGAGAATATCCGCCCAACTATGTATTTTATCATGACGACCCCAAGGGCAAACATAGAACTATTTACGGAACTCCGGTAACTCGATTTACCACAAGAAACGGCAAAGAGTTTCAAAAAGAAATTAGAATGCATGGCAACACTCGCCTATGGGAGAGTGATGTCAAACCAGTATTCCGCTGTCTTGAAGAAAACTATCTGGGTGCCGAACCACCCAAACTTAACATTGCATTTTTCGACATTGAAGTAGACTTTGATCCCCTGCGTGGATTTAGTCCGGTGGAAGATCCATTCAACAAGATCACTGCAATCTCTGTGTACATGAGTTGGTTGGAAAAGATGGTTACTTTGGCAATTCCTCCCAAATCAATGAGTTGGGAAACTGCGGAAGAAATTGCAACACGATACAGCGACTGTTTTATTTTCGAACGAGAAGAAGACCTGCTGGATACCTTTCTAAACTTGATTGACGACGCAGACATTCTAAGTGGCTGGAACAGCGAAGGTTATGATATTCCCTACACTGTGGGTCGTATTACTCGTGTGCTGAGTAAAGATGACACACGACGATTGTGCCTATGGGGCCAACATCCCAAGCCGCGCGAGTACGAACGCTTTGGTGCAACCAAAGGCACCTACGACTTAATTGGTCGAGTGCATATGGACTATATGCAATTGTATCGCAAGTATACCTATGAAGAACGACATAGCTATAGCCTAGATGCCATTGGCGAATACGAATTAGATGAACGCAAGACTGCTTATGAAGGCACTCTTGATCAGTTGTATAACAAAGACTTTGACAAGTTTTTGAAATATAACAGACAGGATACTCACTTGTTGGCAAAGATGGATAAGAAACTCCGCTTTCTAGATTTAGCCAACACCATTGCTCACGACAACACGGTGTTGTTACAGACCACAATGGGTGCAGTTGCAACCACGGAGCAGGCAATTATCAATGAAGCACACAGTCAAGGATTGGTCGTACCTAATAGAAAAGGTCGAGACTCAGAAGAAGATACTCAGGCAGCAGGTGCCTATGTTGCTTATCCCAAAATCGGCGTCCATAAAGACATCGGGGCAATCGATATCAACTCGCTCTATCCCAGTGCTATTCAAGCCCTCAACATGGGCCCAGAAACAATCATAGGACAGTTGCGGCCAGTGATGACTGATAAGTTTATTGCTGACAAGATTGCTGCCGGCAGCAGCTTTGCGGCTGCCTGGGAGGGGTTGTTTGGCAGCTTTGAGTATGAAGCAGTTATGCGTGGAGATGCAGGTGTTGAAATTACCATCGACTGGGAAGCAGATGGAACCAGCGATGTAATCAGTGCCGCAGATATCTGGCGTATTATCTTTGACAGCAATAAGCCATGGACATTGAGTGCCAATGGTACTATCTTTACTCATGAAAAGAAAGGTATCATTCCAGGACTGTTGGCCCGCTGGTATGCAGAGCGTAAAGAAATGCAGGCCAAACTCAAAGAGATTCAAGCTACTGGTAATACCGGCGAAGCTGAGTATTGGGACAAGCGACAGTTGGTTAAGAAGATTAATCTAAACAGCTTGTATGGTGCTATTCTTAATCCTGGTTGCAGATTTTATGACAATCGTATTGGGCAGAGTACCACATTAACTGGGCGAGCCATTGCCAAGCACATGGACAGTTTTGTCAATGAATGCATATTTGGCAAATATGATCATGTGGGCGAAAGTATTATCTATGGTGATACTGACTCAGTGTACTTTAGTGCATGGCCTGCCATCAAGGCAGATGTAGAAGCAGGTCGTATGGAATGGAACAATGATATCTGTATTCAACTGTACGACAACATCAGCGATAAAGTTAACGAAAGTTTCCCGGGTTTCATGGAGAAGGCATTTCATAGTCCCAGGGCCATGGGTTCGGTCATCAGAGGCGGTCGAGAGTTGGTGGCCAGTCAAGGTCTGTTTATCAAGAAAAAACGCTATGCAGTTCTTATTATCGACAAAGAAGGCAAGCGATTGGACACAGGCGGCCGGCCAGGAAAAGTAAAGGCCATGGGGTTGGATCTTAAACGCAGCGACACTCCCAAGGTAGTGCAAGACTTCTTGAGCGAGATCCTTGTTGATGTGTTAACCGGTGCTGAACGACTCAGCGTGATTGACAAAGTTCGTGAATTTAAATTGGCATTTCAAAGTAGACCAGCTTGGGAGAAAGGCACACCCAAGCGTGTAAATAATTTGACCAAGTATACTGCGGCTGAAAAAGATCAAGGCAAAGCCAATATGCCAGGACATGTGCGAGCGGCCATGAACTGGAATAGTCTGCGCCGCATGCACAGCGACAACTACAGTCTACAAATTGTGGATGGTATGAAAACGGTGGTGTGTAAGTTACGAGACAATCCATTGGGATTTACCAGCGTGGGTTATCCCACAGACGAAACACATATTCCGCAATGGTTTAAAGATCTGCCATTCGACGATAATTTGATGGAAGCTGGCATTGTTGATCAAAAGGTAGAAAACTTGTTGGGTGTATTGGAGTGGAAAATCTCCGAGAATACTGACATCAACAGTACTTTTGACACACTGTTTAGTTTTGAGTAAAATAATCACCTTGGTCAATGTCAACAATGCTGCTTATTCTAATAGGCGGCCGTTGACCAGCGACGATGTGGCCTCGGATCATAGTTGGACTTTTGTTCAACGGAATATGAATTTTGAAAAAGACCTTAAATTAAAAGGCAGATATTGTTATCATCCGTTTAACACTATTACCATAGACAGCTCAGGAAATGTGTTTCCCTGCATATGTCAAGCATGGCTACCAATCAGTTTAGGAAAGATTTGGGATTTTGAAAGTCTAGATGACATTGTTCGTACTTCGCGAGCCAGAGAGATACAAGCCAGTATCTTAGACGGCAGTTATCGATATTGCGACGATAATACCTGCGGTTTACTACAAACAAATGATCTGCAAGGGCACATCAACCACAAGCCCGATTCAATTAATTGGATTAATTTTGCAATCGATCCCAGTTGCAATTTAACTTGCCCCAGTTGCAGAAAAGATTTTATTTTTATCAATCAAGGTCCCGAATATGAACAAAGGATACGCATTGTTGACCACGCAGTAAAATTAATTGAGCAACATGATCAATGGATTAAATTTAGTTTGAGCAGTGATGGCGATCCTTTTGCCAGTTTAATCTATAGAGATTTACTTTCCAAATTAAATGTAACCGGTAAGCCAGTAGAAATTGAAATTATTACCAATGGCATATTGGCCAAAGCGCACTGGCACAAAATGTCAGGTGTACACCACAATATTATAAGATTCAAAGTTAGTTTTGATGCAGGATCTGAAGAGGTATATAACACCATAAGACGCGGCGGCGATTGGAATAAGTTATTGGATAGCTGCGAATTTATATCCAAGTGGAAACAAAAAAACTATAGTAAAATGTCATTGACTGCAAATTTTGTGGTACAGACCGGAAACTATCGGGACATGGCCAACTATGTAGATTTATGCGATCAACTTGGATTTGATGAAATTAATTTTCAATCTATTAATGATTGGGGCACATTTGTTGACTTCAAAAGTCATGCAGTTTGGCAATCTTCTCACCCGGAACATGAGGAATTTTTAAAACAGTTGCATCATCCAAGTCTAAATAATAGTAAAGTAAACTTGACTAACTTAAAAGATATAAAAAATGCGACTCAGTGATCTAGTAAGACTAAGAAATAATTTTGAAAAATTTAACGCAGTTCAGGCCAAACTAGAATTGGATATACTAGAAGGGCACATGAGCCAGCAGTTAAATCTGCCCTTGCATTCGGACTACAGCGATAATGTTCTAAGTTTGATCGGCTATTTGGCCAATTCAAATCAACAGATCATGGAAGTCGAACGCAAAATACCCGGGCTAGTAACTCAAATTGACCAAGAAATAAAAGAAATAACAGACGATTATCTTTCGCGTGGCTATGAGATAAATGGGTATTACGGGTCTAACCGTACTGATGTGACCACTGAACGAGACGGAAGAACGATGCACATCAGTGATGAAACTAGAAGCGAAATCATTGTCAGACTCCGTGGTTATACAGATTGGCATTATCCTTGTTTAGAAATTGGCCCGGGTGACGGTGTGTGGACCGAACACCTTGTGGCAGGCGATCCGCTTTATATCATTGATATTCATCAAGAATTTTTAGATTCGACTCTGTCAAAATTTAACGGCATTTATAGAAATAGAGTCCGCCCGTATCTAGCAGACGAAACTCATAGTAATTTACACGGCTCCATGGACATGCTGCCCAAGAATCAATTTGGATTTATATTCTCATGGAATGTGTTTAATTATTTTCCCTTGACTGAAACTAGAAATATGTTGACACAGTCCATGGAACTCTTACGGCCCGGTGGTACCATGATGTTCAGTTATAATAACTGCGAAGTACCGCAGTGCGCAGAATATGTGGAACAGGGATTCAGAAGTTGGATGCCCCGAAGTTTGTTAGTAGAAACTTCTAAGTCTCTTGGGTTTGAAATAATTGCCACTAGAGCAATCGAAGAAACAGTTCATTGGATTGAAATACGCAAGCCCGGCGAACTTAAAACGGTAAAAGCACATCAGGTATTAGGTAAGATAGTTACCATTAACACTTGATTTGTCTAAATAAAACATATACAATTAACTTTATTATTGGAGTATACATGAAAGACCATCTATTAGACATCGTGCAACACACGCACGGACTTGGAGTTATCGACCTTGTTAAAATTACAGGCACTGACTCAGAAACACAGCTCGAAGCACTGGCCGAAGACCGTAGTGTTATTGTGCAAGCTAAATTCAAAGGCGTGGTAGCCGAATTTGTGGGAACCTTTGGCATGCCGAATTTGGGCAAGCTAAACACTATTTTGAATATTCCTGAATACAAGGAAAACGCAGAGATCAGTGCAGCCACTCAGGACAAAGAAGGAATCAAGATTCCAGTCGGCGTACACTTTGAAAACAAAACAGGCGACTTTAAAAACGATTATCGTTTTATGAGCGCAGATATTGTCAATGATAAACTCAAGACCGTCAAATTCAAGGGTGTTAAGTGGAATGTGGACATTGTGCCAAGCAACAACAGCATTCAACGGCTGAAGTTTCAAGCCAGCGCCAACAGCGAAGAAAATACATTTCTTGCTAAAACTGAAAACGGGGAACTAAAGTTCTTCTTTGGAGACCATTCGTCTCATGCTGGTAACTTTGTGTTCCAGACTGGTGTCAGTGGTACACTGAGCAAGGCATGGGCTTGGCCTGTGGCTGTGGTTATCAGCATTCTTAGTTTGCCCGGCGACAAAACCTTCAAGATCAGTGATGAAGGTGCAGCAATGATTACTGTTGATTCAGGCATTGCAGAATATAACTATATTCTTCCTGCACAGACAAAATGATGATTCAGGATTCGCTGACTACTTTACAAGTATTGGCACAGGAAATTCAATTATTAAAATCTAGAATCCGGACCACCGATACCGGACATATCTATACCACAATAGATGTATTGGAGTCACGAGTTGTTGAGTTAGAAAATACACTGACCCAAGAAGAAAATACTTGGTACGCATTAAACAAAAATATTTAAAATGGCAACCTACGACGATTTAACCAGTAAACAAAAAGACTATGCAGTCTTTTTGCCTGCCCTCAGCAGTTTTTATAGCCGAGATGTCAGTAAGCAACGACTGGATCCCAACTATATCGACCCTGCTCGAGTGCCCAGTCAATTTGAAAACGGCATCGAAGGTATCAATTGGTTGAACAAAGAAGAAGGTTACTTTACTTACAAATGGAGTTTGTACAGTGCGGGACACGCTGATATCGACATCAATAAACCGCCGGGCCGTGATGATATGGTGCGTAATCGAGATCGCGTCAACACTTTTATTTTGGGCGACAGTGGCGGTTTCCAAATTGGCAAAGGCGTTTGGGAAGGCGACTGGAAAGATCCTAACTGCCCCAAGGCCAGTAAGAAGCGCAGGCAAGTACTGGAATGGATGGATGCCTATATGGATCGCGGCATGATCCTTGATATTCCGGCGTGGGTTGCTCGTAGCCCAGCTGGTCAAAAGGCCACTGGTATCAGCACTTACATTGAAGCAGTACAAGGCACTTATATCAACAACGATTACTTCATGGCCAATCGTAATGGTAATTGCAAGTTTCTAAATGTGCTGCAAGGCGAGAATCACGGTGAAGCAGATGACTGGTATGATCGCATGAAAAAGTATTGCGATCCCCGGCAGTATAGTCAGCCGTTTGAAGGTTGGGCCATGGGTGGTCAGAATATGTGTGACATTCATTTGGTGTTACGCAGATTAGTTGCATTGAGATTTGACGGACTGTTAGAGCCAGGTCTACACGACTGGATGCACTTTTTGGGCACCAGTAAACTAGAATGGGCCACTCTACTGACTGATGTTCAACGAGCGATTCGTAAGTATCATAATGAAAACTTTACTGTCAGCTTTGACTGCGCCAGCCCATTTTTGGCCACTGCCAACGGACAAATTTACTATGATGTGGTAACTCCGGATCGTGGCAAGTGGAGCTACCAAATGCAGGCCAGCGTGGACGATAAAAAGTATTCGTTGGACCAAAGGCAATTCAGAGATGCCGTGCTAACTGACGGAGTATTTGATACCTTTATGGAAAGTCCTATCAGCGAACGATTGAAGATCAAAGATGTTTGTATTTACAAGCCCGGTGATTTGAATAAGATCGGCAAAGAAGGTCGCACTTCATGGGACAGCTTCAGCTATACTTTACAAATGGGACACAATGTTTGGACTCACTTACACGCAGTACAAGAAGCCAATAGACAGTATGATTCGGGCATGTATCCAGGCATGCTGGTATCTGGTTCAGCTGATAAGAAAACCGTGCGTATGTATGATCGAGCATACTTTAGAGACATTGTGGACGATATCTTTGCCACCAGCGACAGAGGCAAAGCCGAAGCATTAATCGAGCATTACAGCAAATATTGGATGAGCATTGTGGGCACCCGAGGTGCAACTGGTAAGAAAACATTGAACAGCGGTACCATGTTCAATTCATTGTTTGAGAATTCCGAACCAGAATTACCCGCCGTCGACGACAGCGGACTAGATCAATCTGCATTAGACCAATTAGAAGTCATAGAAGATTGACAGTAATAGTTAATTATATTAAACTACAATTTTAGGATTTATTATGAATATCGAACAGGCCTCTAACTTTTTGGTTGGAAGTATATTAGTGGGAGTGGGCTTTATTGTGTTGGTGGCTGCAATAGTTGTCATTAATAATATTCTAAGCAGATACTGGCGTCCAGTTAACTTTGGTATCATAATTCCAAAAATATTTTCAGAATCACCTGGACGATTTGCCACCGATGAAGAAATTGCCCGAATTGCCCCGCAATTTGATAAAAAATCAGTAGACCTTAGCAAAAATAAATGAAAAGTCTTGTAGTCGGTATGGGCATCGGCCAGTTATACAAGGCCGTATTATTAGAACTCGGACATACTGTATTCACTGTTGACCATGACATCAACCGAGGTGCAGACTATGTAAGTTATGAACTTGCATTTATTGAACAAGGCCCATTTGATACTGTGCATATTTGCACTCCGAATTTTACACACTTGGATTTGGCCATGCAGGCCGGGGAGATGCAGACTGGTATTGTGTTTGTGGAAAAGCCCGGAGTCCGCACCAGCACAGAATGGCTGGCCATGTGCAAAGTATTTCCAAAAACTCGTTTTATGCTGGTTAAGAATAATCAGTACAGAGATGAAATTAAAAAGTTTACGGACTTGGCCAATCAATCAAAGTCTGTTAAGATTTGTTGGAATAATCATAATCGTATACCCAGCCCGGGCAGTTGGTTTACCGATAAAAAATTTGCATTTGGTGGAGTCAGTCGAGACCTGATCCCTCACATGTTAAGTTATTACTGTGCCATCGCAGACTGGCAGACTGGTAGTCAATTAAGTTCTATTGCAGAGCAACGACATCAGCTAAAAGATATCGACAGCACTGACTATGGCACTGTTAATCCCAACGGCACTTATGATGTGGATGACTTTTGCGAGATGGAGTTTATGAGTGGCGATACCAAATGGAACTTAGAAGCCAATTGGAGAACTCTTAGTGATACCAATATCGGAATTAGTTTTGATATGAGTAGCAGCGCAATTAAATTTGAGTTGGGACTTTGTCCAGAAAGTGCTTATAAGAAAATGATTTCAACGGCTGTGGAAAATCTAAATAACAAAGAGTTCTGGCAAAAGCAATTTGCACAGGATATTTGGATTCATCAACAGATAGAAAAATTATGAACAGAGTATTGCAAACAACCGGCCTGGGCAAGTTTGTTGAAACAGAATACCAAGTGCCTCCTCTTACCGAAGATGAAATTTGTGTTCGCAGTGTAATGACTGGAGTTTGCCGCAGTGACATTGATATGATGACGGGATCCTTTGGTCCGTTGCCTTTAAGTATGCAAGGCCACGAAGGATTGGGTCGTGTCATTGGCATTGGTGCCAATATCAAAGATGTCGCATTTGGTGACTATGTTGCAACCCGCGGCGAGCCTGCATATGCAGATGTGTATAATGTTCGCCACAACGAATATGTCCCTGTGCCAGAAGCGCACCCTCGCTACATATTGGAACCGGTAGCATGTGGCATCAACATTGTACATCAACCAATACGCGAGATTGCAGAGCGCAGTGGGCCGGGACGCAGGCTGCTCATTTTGGGCAGTGGATTTTTGGCTTGGATTGCTTATCGTACTCTACAGCTCAATCATTTGGATTTTGAAATTACTGTTATTGGTAATAGCAACCGAGATATATGGGGTGATAGACTCAGCCAGTATTATGGTGGTAAGTTTGATGTGGTAATTGATCTGAGCAGTCGCATGGATGTATTCGAAAAAGATATCATGCACCCTGAAGGTTTGGTAGTATTTGGTGCTCAAAAACAAGTAAGTACAGATTTTAGCAACTTACTTTGGAAAGCCTGTACTATGATTTTCCCCAGTCCCAGAACTGATAGATTTTATCGTACCATGAAAGATGCCGAACAATGGATCACAAATGGCGACATCAATGTTGACAATTTTTGGACAAAAGGCTATAATAGAGATACTGAGTGGCAGCAAGCATTCAGTGATGGCATTAACCGTCCCGCTGGTTACAGTCGCGGATACATTTATTGGAATAAAAATGGCAATTGATACAAGTGGCCGCCAACAAGTAGATTACTTTATTGGCCAAGAAGTAGAGCATACTGCAATGCGGGGCGAACCAACTTTGTTTGTTGTAGGTATCAAACCTGTTGACGAACTCATTGCAATTGCACAACGAGAAAATCTAAGACATTTTTACTTTGGAACTAGTCAATGCTTTCATCCCCATAGTCCATATGATTGGGCACAGTGGGATGATATGATTAAACCTCTGTTGATCAAAGACTTTTGGGTCACACTGGACTTTGGAGTCGAATACTGCCGCGATATCAATGAACAGTGCTGGAACGAATACAACACATTTATTCCCATGATCAGTGTTAAGATTCCATATATTAGACTGTATAACTACAATGCCACAGTTAAAATTGATGACAACACATGGGGTGATACCAATCCCGGTGTTTGGTGCCATCAACTTAACGCACTGATGGATCGTCGGGTTTATACTGACTGGAAAGATTATGTTGGCGACACTTTGGTAAAACCAGTAGAGGCCGTTGATGAATAAAAACAGAGTCGATCAATTGGTACAACAAGTAGGCACAGACACCAGCGGAAAATGGGTTAATATTGACCGCATGAATCAATTTGCTGAGTTGATTGTGCATGAATGCACCGGCGTGATAGAAAGTGGAAGTTTCTTACATGATCAAGCACCTACTGCTATCTTCGCCAAAGAATGTAGTTCTGCTATTAAACGACATTTTGGAGTTAAACAATGAATCAAAGAGACCAGGCGCTGTCAGAACAACAGCAACGAATTATGAATTGTGCAGAGCGAAAGATCTGGGTAACCTTTCGTAAGGAAGGTATCCATCGTTATCCTGCTGCTGCCACAGATCCCGCGCTGGCCACAGGTGACGAATATGATGTCAGCTTTTTAGCTAGTCCCCATCGTCATATCTTTCACTTTCGTGTATGGATTGATGTTGTACACAACGATCGAGACATTGAGTTTATTCAGTTCAAACGCTGGTTGGAAAATCTCTACAGAGATGGCACAGTACAACTAGACTATAAAAGTTGCGAGATGATGGCAGATGATCTGTATATTCAAATTGCAGCAAAATATCCAGGCCGTGCAGTCTGGATTGAAGTGTCCGAAGATGGTGAAAACGGAGCACTAATTAAATATGAAACTCACCGCCCCAATTTAACAGTGTCCGTCTAAGGAGATATTATTATGGCACAGCCCAAATGGATTGAAAAGTATTTGCGTATGAAACCCGAGGTAGAGCGTCTGTTCGACGATCTCGAAGGATATAAGAACTTTTGCAGAATGAACATGCTCAAGTTTAACGAAGCAGATCTGTATCGCAGCGAGCAATATCGCAAATTTGAGAAATATCGTCACTGGCTCAGCAAGCAATCCGTGGCCCGTTAATAATGGCTAATGTATTTTTAGTCGACCTAGAAGCAGTTTCTACTCGCTATACTGGCGAGTGGAAGACTCATGTACCGGCGTTACTTAAAAAGGCAGGACACAATGTTCAAATTATCTCTGGCCCTGAGGATATTCCTTCAGCCACTACTCCTGGTGCTTTTCTTAATTTTGGTGGCACCAATATATACAAGTCTAGTCAAGTTGAACAAATGGGTCGGTTGTTTTGTAACGGATCCGTTCATCCCGGCGACCACTTTATTTTTACTGACGCTTGGCATCCGGGCATTATCAACTTAAAGTACATGAGCGAGTTGCTGGGTATACCAGTAACTACACATGGCTTGTGGCACGCCGGTAGCTATGATCCACAAGACTTCCTGGGCCGACTAGTTGGAAAGAAAAAATGGGTCAGAAACGCTGAAAAAAGTTTCTATCATGCATTTGATCACAACTACTTCGCCACATACTTTCATATTAATATGTTTTCTGATAATTTATTCCATGACGAGATCGTAGAATTAGAAGATGGCAAAGTTATACGCACAGGTTGGCCCATGGAATATATGGACGAGATACTTGCTCCATATAAATGCACAAAGCGAGATTTAATTTTATTCCCACATCGTATTGCTCCAGAGAAACAAGTTGAAATCTTCCGTGATTTGGCTAAACAGTTACCTCAGTATGAATTTGTGGTGTGCCAGGATCAACAGTTATCCAAGGATGAGTATCATACATTGCTGGGCCAGTCTAAGATTGTGTTTAGTGCTAACTTACAAGAGACATTGGGCATTAGCTGCTATGAAGGCACTTTGGTAGATGCTATCCCAATGGTGCCGGACCGTTTAAGCTATAGTGAAATGTATCATGAAGGATTCAAATATCCCAGCGAGTGGACTGAAAGTTTTGAAAAATATGAAGCATATCGTGATCATCTGCGTCATCATATTATTACCACAATGACACATTATGACAAGCGTGTTGAACAAGTTCAAACGCAAGCAGAAGATTTAACGGAACAATTCTTCAGTGCAGGTAAGTTACTTGAGCACATTCGATAAAATATTCGAATTCGAGCGTGAGTTGGCTGCGTTTACTGGCGCACCATATGCTGTCATGACAGACTGCTGCACCCATGCTATCGAGTTATGTTTACGGTACGAACAAGTGGCGCATTGTGAATTTACCGCATTCACTTATTTGAGTATCCTCATGACCATGCACAAGTTGGGAATAACTTATCGTTTATTAACCGAAACATGGACTGGGGAATACCGTTTTGAGGCCACCAATATTTGGGATAGTGCCAGACGGTTAGAATCAAATATGTATCGACCAGGAATGATGCAATGTTTGAGTTTTGGCTATGGAAAGCCTTTACAAATAAACCGAGGTGGTGCTATACTGTTAGACGACAAAACAGCATATGACACAATTATTCAGCAAAGGTATGATGGGCGGGACTTAAACTGTAAGCCATGGCAATCGCAGAAAATATTTCGAGTTGGGTATCACTATAAGCCTACCATAGAAGAGGCAGTGATTGGTTTAGCAGAATTAGAAAAATATAAAGAAAATCCACAAAAACCTAAATACACTGAGTATCCAGATTTAACAACCATTACCATTACAACCTAAAATGACAGACACAAGTAAAAACTTATCACAATCTATACAGGCCAAGATGAAGCGCGATAATAAGCGTTTCTGGGCTGGTGACAACATCAGTGAATATATCAGTGAAACCGACAAACAACAACTAATCAATGAAGCAACAGCGGCATTTGAAACAGTGCTAGATGTATTGCTGATTGATCGAGAGAATGATCCCAACAGCAAGGGCACAGCACGACGACTGGCCAAAATGTATTTTAACGAAATTATGGAAGGTAGATATGAACCAGCACCAAACGCAACCGCATTTCCCAATGACTCCTCTGACCGTTATGAAGGTATGCTTGTTGTTCGCAGTGAGCTTCGCAGTATGTGTAGCCATCATCACCAACCCGTTACTGGCGTTGCTTATATTGGTATTATTGCCGCCAACAAACTTATTGGTCTTAGTAAGTATACTCGTATTGCTCAGTGGTGTGCTCGACGCGGTACTCTCCAGGAAGAACTCTGCAATGACATTGCAAAAGAAATCTCAAAAGCAACTGAAAGCGACAATGTAGGAGTTTACCTAAGAGTGACACATGGTTGCTGTGAGAATCGCGGCATCATGGCACACGATAGTTCAACGACCACTACAGTGCTCAGAGGTGCATTTAACAAAGATGCAGGTACAAAGAAAGAGTTCTTTGATACACTGAGTCTTCAAGAATCCAACAAACGATGAGATACATCACAAACAAGTTCAACAGCATTCGTTTTCCTTGCGAAGAGGGATTGTTGGAATGGTTGCAGGCCACATATCCTGCGTCAAAATATTACATTAAGGAAATTTAAAAATGGCAACTAAAAAATCTGTATCAACTATCGCTGACAAATTGGCCAAAGTCAGCGAAAGCTTCAGCGTAAACATGTATGACAACGGCTACATGTTTGAAATCTCGGGTCGTGATAAAAAGGGCGATTACAAAAGTGCCAAAATCATGTGCTCCACCGTGGAACAATTGACAGCATTGGTACAAGAAGCAACTGAGTTAGACCGCGACGAATAACTATCAATCATCAATGACTTCTAAAGATGTATTTGATAATTTGATGTTCAGAGTAAAGCACATGCACGAATTTATTGTTATTACTGATGTTCCGCCCAACTTCAGTTTTAATGGAGTTGTACCGTTTGATATGAACATTAAAGAAAATGTCATCACCGCCAAAGTTTGGGCTGTTGACTTCAACGAAGCAGTGCAGCGTCTTGATGATTATCTAAATTCTTGCATAGATGAATAATCAAAATACAGCAAGTAATATGGCATCGACTAGCGGCCGCTACAGCAAGGCATACACCGCTACGCCGTCAACTAGGCTCAGCCGACACCGTTCATTGGTAGGTGGAAACTCTGTCATGCCGAGCAAAAAATCCAAGATTAAAATAAATCTAAATCATGTTAGTAATATATCAAAGGCAAGGATCAAGGTAAAAAAAATGAATAAATTTAAAATATGGTTTCGTAATTGGTTGTATGATGATCATAACGATGAGGCTGAAAAAGTCCTGGCGCACGATGACGACCATCGTAATTACGAAGACGATAAAACTTTAAAATTTAATGTTACCACCGCACGGGGCGGGGTTATCCTTACCGTTCGTAATTACGACCAACGCCAAGATCGGCATTTTTATACTGCGCATGTGCTGCACGATGATCAAAATATAGCCGAAGGTGTTGCCCAAATTGTAAGTATGGAACTACTGCGCACATCATAGTTGTATTAATACCACAGACATCAATTACAATTAACTGTATACTAAAGGAATCCTAAAAATCATTCCTTTTTTATTGGCTTTTTTATTAACTGCTTGTGCCAGCGGCCCAGGCGGAAATACAATATCAGGTCCTTCTTACTCTGTGCCTTTTCACACACCAGTGCGTGTGGGCAGTGTGTCAATTACACAATCTGTTACCAGTTCTATTGCAGTAGCAGACATCTTTACCAAAGATTTGACAGGCAGCGGCGCAGAGAATGTTATTATTGCAGGCAGGTCAGTGGACACTACCAGGATTGATAGTCAAATTAACATCTTTGGTTGGCAAAGCGGTAGATTGATAAATCAAACCAGTAGTTGGTTTTCGGGCAATGACAATATTATCCGAGGCACCGAACCCGATATTGAATTCGGAGACTTTTTAGGCAATGGCAAAATTGGTATGTATGTGCCGCCCAGCACAGACAGCGAATCTATCAGAGGCGCACCAGGCAGCGTTTTTATCAACAATGGAAATTCTTTTACTCGAGTCGACTTAAATCTGGGTGCTGCATGGGCGCATGACAGTGTGGTCTACGACTTTGATCGAGATGGTCGGGCCGATATTTTTACGCTGGACTACGGGCCCAACAGTAGCCTTTCTCTCAGCAATGGAGATGGTACTTTTTCAGTGTACAGAAATAAATCTACCAGTGCATTACAAGGAGCCAGTGGAGTGGCCGCGGGCGACTTTTTGGGCAATGGCACTGTCAGTCTAATAGTAACCGATTCTTCTACAACCCCGGGACAACAAAACAGTTTAATGTCATGGTCTTTGTCTGGCAGTGACTTAGTAATGACCACTCAGTCATTTCTACCTGTGGGAAGATTTGATTTGCCCAAGTGGGCCAGTTATAATACCAGCCCAGGTATAGCCAGTCATAATGTACGAGCATTGGCTTTTGATTTTGACAACAGCGGTGTACCGTCTGCGATTATTTTTAGTGCTCCGTGGTTTACCAATGGAGCCAGACCTGCATGGTCTGAAGTACAATTCTTAAAAAACAACGGCAGTGGTGTGTTTACTGATGTGACTGACAGTGTGCTGATTGGCTACGACAATACCATGCCTGTCAGTTATAATCCCAAGTTAATTGATATCAATGGGGATGGGTTAACTGACATATTCTTGAGTGCGCCTGCTTGGACTAATCCTACTAATAATACTCAGGTATTGTTGCATACCTCGGATCACAAATTTGTGGCATCCTACGCCAATGTATTCGCAGCATTTGAAAATCAGTCATATAATCTCGAAGCAATTCGATCTGCCGCAATTAATAATTTGAATGTGACCAATATTGTACAAGGTCCCAATAATGAATTGTATTTGATTACCTTGATTAATACAGTAGAGAACGGTGCCGCCACCAAAGCAATTTATCTTAGTAAGATTGGTGCAATGACTACTACGGCACAGGCCACATTGGCCGCTATTAAGACCAATTGGCCTTATCTCAGTGACGCACAGGCAAATAGTATTTTGTCAAAAACTTCAACCACTTGGTTGGGATTTAACATTGTTGATCCTGTCAGAGCATTGAGTCCAATTGGTAATTTAGGCTTGAATATCAACGGCACAAGAACTGTATTCAATGGTTATATCAGCGGATTAAAACTCAAAGACCGTAATACAGTGTTGTTTGATGATGTTGGCAGATCCTTTGCTGTTGATTTATCTTCTACTTCTGCATTATCTCCAAATGCTTGGGCAAGATACAGTGAAAACATCACTGACGATACTCGTGGTGCTCAGTCAATGAAACTGCAATATATGCAAGCGGGCAATTTTAAATTTGGTGCAGACACTGCAACACAATCTTTGGCTGTGGGATTGACCGGAGTACAGATCAGCAACAATAGTCAGCTGAGTTTTCAGTATACACAAATGCCGTTTAGTCCGTTTGTACAAATGTCAGGCAGTTGGGGACTGGTTAAAAAATCATCCATGCTGGAATCGACTGTGACAACCAAGTATCAGGGTTTTGTTGGTCGGGCCGGATTAATGTATGCCAATACCACTATCGATGCTGGTTTGGTCACTGATATCAGTGCTATCACCAGCGTGTGGTCAGAAGTGGGCTATGAATGGAAACATGCGAAACTAATGGGCGGAGTACTGCCCAAAATAGTCAGTGGCACTGCTTCATTAAGATTACCAGTAGGCGTTGACATGATGGGCGTTTCTCTGTATAATGACAGTAAGGTTAATATCAGTAATCCCACTACCAGCTATGTGAGACTTGCGTACCAAGAACAAGTCAACAAAACAGTTAGTTTTTCTTTCAATGGTTTAGTATCTGACCGCAAGCAAACCAGCTTGATGGCTGAAATGAAAATTAAATTCTGAGTATCAAATGTTTCTTAAATTTTTAGAAAAAATCGGTCGCAAACGAATTGTCATGGACCGTGTCAATGATGAACCCTATCTCGAACGCTACTATGTATTTCTCAAGGATCGAGCTCGATTTCCGTTTAATGTGTTCCTGCACAAATTTCTTAAATCAGATCCCGATGATGTACATGATCATCCATGGCCTTACGCCACACTGATTCTCCGTGGTGGCTATTGGGAGTGGACACCACAGTTTGACGAGTCGGGTCACCGGTGCGGTGAGATCTCCAAATGGAGAGGTGCAGGCAGTTTAAGATTTGCCAGTGCTGAAAGTTATCATAGAATCGAATTGGATCCCGCAGTTGAATGCTGGACGCTGTTCATGCCCGGACCCAAGCAACGAGAGTGGGGATTTTTAAGCAAAGGAAAATGGATACAATGGGAAAAGTATATTCAAGCTCGCTCAATTCGGTAAAAGGTACTTTTGTAGTGGACATACGCGGCTACGACGAATCAGTACAATCGTATTTGATGCAGCGTGGCGCAGTTGAATGGACAGGCTACTACTATAGTCGCAGCATCAAGGGCAAAAATTTCAAATCAATTCATTTTCCGGGCAGCAAGCCAATGCATCACGGCTTGGATTCTACTAGATTGTTTATGCCCAGCGAAGACGAAGCACTGTTGTTTAGTCTAGCATTTGGTCATTTAATTATCAGCACACATGTCAAATCAATACAACAATTAATAGATAATACCAATGAACAAACGAATTATTGAACACAAAGAATTGAAGTTAGGTAAACAGTGTAATGAATAATTTAAATGAATATGATGAAGCCAAGTTTCGAACTGAGTTTGATAAATCTTCATTGTATAAACAAATATCATCTGATTTTGATATAATTTTGTGGGACAAGCACATAAAAAACTTGTTTAATATTACTCCCAGACAATCAATGGGACAAAGAATTTTTAATGTGACGCCATTTTACTATTTGAATAAACTCACAGAAACAAACCCTGGTAAAATTTATGATATCGGTTGTGGTTGGAACATATTTAAAAAATATGTCCCTAGTATTATTGGTATTGATTTCCGTCAACAATATGCAGAAATATATGCAGATATAGAGGCCGATATCAATAAAGATTATATTATATCACATAAAGAACATTTTGAATCCGCATTCTCTATATGTGCATTACATTATCATTCACTTACTAATTTAGAAAAAATTATTACAAATTTTTTATCAATGATCAAATTAAATGGAAGAGGGTTTTTATCTCTAAATTTAGAAAGAATGATCGATGTAACATCTGCTGAAGAAAACATTAATTTATTTGGAATTGTGAATCCATCAGATAAACAATATGATCAATATATTAGATCAGTAGTAGAAAAAATACCATGTAAATATTTAATTGTGGACATAGATGTAAGTGTCCGTAATGAATATTTAAATGGAAATATTCGTCTTGTTTTTGAAAAAATAAATAAGAGTAGCGGTCTTGGTGTCACTCCCGCTTTACAAACTCTGCCACCTATGCTATAATCACATAGGAGAAAAATAATGGCAACAACACTACTAACCCCCGTACAATATAAGTACACCAGTACCAAAGAGTATCACGACTCTTTCCCCTGCGCCTACAGGCAATGGCGAGCTGATAGTCACTGTAATCTGATACACGGCTACAGCTTCAGCATGAAGTTTTACTTTGGTACCAACTATCTAGATGCACGAAACTGGGCAGCTGACTACGGCGGCCTTTCAGAACTGAAATCTGTGTTGGAAAGTCAATTTGACCACACCTTGCTGGTGGCCGAAGACGATCCTGAACTGGCCTTTTACAAAGAAATGGAACAGCGCAAGTTGGCCAAACTGACAATTCTGCCCAAGCTGGGTTGTGAAGGTCTGGCTGATCAGCTTTACAAGTATGTCAACGGTGTGTATATTCCAGATTACCTAGGACACGGTGAAGCACAACGACTTTGGTGCTATCGTGTGGAAGTGCGTGAAACACAAAGCAACATGGCGTTCCGCGAAGGACATCGTGAGTGGAACGAGGATTTATTTGAATGAAACCAACTCGGCAGTGGCTCACTGCTTTAGTTAAAAAAGCAAGCAACATAGACGGCGAAGTGATTCGTATTGCTTGCATTAAAATTACTATAGTGCTAATATACACTGTATTAATCTGCTATATTATAGCGGGTATAATTCGACATTGGTAAATTATGAATAAAAAAGAAAATGAAATTATGGACATCCTCCAAGAGGAATGTGCAGAAGTTATACAGGCAGTGAGCAAAGTTAGACGCTTCGGTATCGACAATTACAAGCCCGGAAAACCTAAAACTAACAGGGAACATTTGGAAGAAGAACTTGGTGACTTGTTAGCTATGGTTGATATTATGCTAGAACAAGACATTGTATCATGGGGGAATCTCGAAGTGACAAAAAAGGCAAAAATTGAAAAACTTCGTAAGTGGTCAAATATTTTTGAAAAGGTACAATAATGTTCGGAACCAATGAAATCATCGGAAAGAAATATTTTAAGGACGCACCAGCAGACAGTCTATATGTGACCAGTATGTTCTTTAC